TATCATTCTAGCTTTAAACGAATGTTCAAACAACTAATAAGATTAATATGGCGATAACAAAGACAGTAAATGTAAAAGTAGACACAGGTAATTCTGCAAAGAAATTAGAAGGTGTTAAAGATGGGTTTAAAGGAATAGAAGCTGGAGCTAAAGATTCTGCCGTTGGGACAGGTGTTTTGACTTTAGGTGTAAAAGCTTTGGGTTTAGCTTTAAAGTCAGCAGGTATTGGTATTGTCATATCATTATTTGTTGGACTTGGAAACGCCCTTATGAGTAATCAGAAAGTAATGGACACGTTTAATGTGGCAGTTGAAATGTTTAATTTGACATTTAAAAGATTTATTAATTTCATGGAAGAGTCTTATTATTTGCTTTTAGATAATGAGGAATATATGAAGTTTTTTCACAGTCGTGTAGAAAATGTTACAAACATCATAACCAATGGGTTAAATTTTGCCATGAATAATTTTAATATGGGATTAAAGACTGCTAGAGTGTTATGGAATGCCTCACCTTTTGGTGATGGTAGTACATCAATAGATGATCTTAAAAACTTAGGAAGTGAGATGATGGACTTTGCAAAAGTACAGAAAGATATTATGAAAGAACAACTAGGGGAATTTGAAACATTTATTGATGACCAAATACAGGGGGCAGGTGCGAGTTATACTTTTGTAATGCAAAGATATAAAGATGCTGCAGACGAATTTATTTTAGGTGAAGACAATATATATGCTACTGCTGATGCCCTTGTAAGCTTAAGAAATGAAGTTAAACTAGCAGAAGCTGAACAAAGAAGATTACAATTAACAAACCAAAAAGATGCTGAGATACAAAGACAAATTAGAGATGATATTTCAAAGACTATTGATGAGCGTATTGAAGCGAATGATAAACTAGGCAAGGTATTAGAAAAGCAACTAGAAGATGAAAAGAGAGCTGCACAAATTAGAGTGAATTTAGCACAATTAGAATTTGACCAAGATAAAACCAATATAGACTTACAGGTTCTTTTAAAAAATGCAAAAACAGAATTGCTTGATATAGAGGAAAGGATTACGGGTCAAACTTCAGAGCAAAAAACAAATGAGAATGCTTTACAAGCTGAGAGGATTGCTAATATGCAAGAGCTATCTTCTATTGGTAAAACAGACTTAGAGCAATCTTTAAATGCTTTGGATATTGAGGAACAAAAAAGAAAGGAACTTGCAGAAAGAACAATATCTAATGAAGAGGAATTACAAGCAATGCTATTACTTATAGAGCAAGAGGCACAAGTTAAAAAGGATGAACTAAGAAAAGCAGAACAACTAAAGATTGATGAAGCAGATGATAAAAGAGTTGCTGATGAACAGAAAAAAGCAGATGCAGAATTTGAGCAAATGAATAAACAGGTAGATATGGTACAAGGTATGTTTGCTAGTATCGGAGCTATAAGAGCTGAGGAGTTTGTAAAAGAGCAAAATGAATTAGACAAGCAATTAGAAAAGGGATTAATAAGCCAAGAGGAATATGATAAAGCTTCTAGGAAGCTAGAAAAGGAATCTTTAAAACAGGAGAAAAAAAATGCCATATTTCAAATACTAATTGACACAGCACAAGGTATAGCAGGTGCTATTAAGGCGGGTTCAGGTTTAGTATTCCCTGCCAATTTAGGTGCTATTGCTTCAGGTGTTGCTTCTGTATTAGCAGGAATAGCTAGTGCTAAAGCAGTTTTAAATCAAGTTCCTGGCGGTGGTGGTGGTGGCGGTGATGCTACAGCAAGTACTTCAGAGGTTATATCAGGAATTGGTGGTTTAGTGCCAAATGTTGACACAATAAATCAACCTACTCTTGGTGGTACTGAACCTGTACAAGCTTATGTAATAGAAAATGATATTTCAAACTCTCAAGCATTACAGGAGGAACTTGAAATACAGTCTACATTGTAAACAAAATTAAGAACTTTATATTTATAAGTATTATGGATAAAAAACGAAAACTAATAGAATTAATCATAGATGAAACAGCAGATTTCTTTGGCGTTGATGCAATCAGCGTTGTAAAATTTCCTGCCATAGAAGAAAACTTTGTATTTTTTAATAATGACTTTCTGAGTCTTGCTAAAGTAGATGAAGAACAAAAGCAATTAATAGGTGCTGTTCTTATTCCTGAGAAAAGAATACCAAGACTAGATAAGGATACTAACGAGGAGTACGATGTATTCTTTACTAAAGAAACTATTAAACAGGCACAGAACCTATTTATGTCAAGTTTAAACAACAATAACCACACTCTTGAACACAAAGAGCCAATACAAGGATTAACTGTCGTAGAATCGTGGATTAAAGAAGATGAAAAATTTGATAAATCTAATATGTATGGATTCAAGAACATGCCTGTTGGTACTTGGTTTGTACAAGTAAGTGCAGAAAACAATCCTGATATTTGGGAAAAGATTAAGAATAAAGAAGTTAGAGGTTTTAGTATTGAAGGTTACTTTACAGATAAACTAATAGAAGCATCTAGGAATAAAGATATACTAGATGAAGTATGTGAAGATTGCCCTGATGATATTATGCTAGGTAAAATTAAAAACATCATTTTAGAGAATGAATTAAACCCTGTAGCATCTTTAGATGGTGAACCATTATTTAGAACTAGAGAGGAAGCTGAAATATATGCAGAGATGTTTAAGGGTTGTAAAGGATCACATCCACACACAGTAGATGGTGAAAAACTATATATGCCTTGTGCAGATCATTCTACTGCTACAATGAAAGAAGAGCTTTATACTAAAAAGAAAAAGCGTAAATACAAAAAAAAGTATAAGATGCTTGAATACGTTGCTTATGCTAAAAAGAAAGCAATGTTAAAATACTCTTGGGATGATTGTATGCGTGACCAAATAAAGGAATATGGCAATAAAGAAACGGCTGCGAAAGTATGTTCTGCTATCAAAAATAGAACTGTAAAACGATAGAGAAGTAAACAATAATAATCAATTTATATTTATACATGTTATGGGAACACTAGAAAAAATCTTAAATCTTATTAAAATGAAAAACGAATCAAAATCAAATAGCGTAGAACTATACGCTGAAATGAAATTAGATGATGGTCGTGTTATTGCTACAGAAGATGAGCAGTTCATGATTGGATCTAAAGTTTTTGCTGTTGGTGATGATGGTGAAGCTGAAATGCTAGAAGCAGGAAGCTACACTATGGAAAATGGCAACAAAATGACAATAGGCGAAGATTCTGAAATCTTAGACTTAGGCGAAGAGAAGGAAGCTGAAGATGTAGAAGCATCTGAAGTTAAAGAAGAGGAACTAGCAGAAGAGGCAGATGTGGCAGATTGGAAAGGTATGGAAATAAGAATCAAAAATTTAGAGGATGCTGTAGCTGATCTTAAAGCTGATAAAGTAGAGGCATCATCTGAAGTAGCTGAAGAGGAAGTTGAGGAATTATCTGATGAAGTTAAAGAAGATAAAACTGAAATGTCTAATGAAGTTATAGGTGATCTTATGACACAAATAGAAGAGCTTAAAAGCAAAATAGTAGAATTGAGTGGCGAACCTGCTACGGAAGGTATTAATTACAATCCTGAAGGTTCTAATTTTAATTCAACTGTTGACTTAGCAAAACTGTCTATGCAAGAACGGACAGCATATTACATTAATAACTTAAAATAAATTTAAAATGGCAAACAAAATACAATTATCAAAAAGACGTGAATTTGATATAACTGTGAATGGTGATACATACGCAGGTGTTCACGCAATGCCTTATGTGACTGCTGCCCTAAGAAGTCCAGATACAGTTGCAAAAGGTTATGTTAGAATCTTAGATGGTTTAACAAAAAGTGCAGTAATCAACAATATAGCTTGTGCTAATCCTATTGTTGCTGCCGCTTGTTCATTCTCAAGTGGGAATGATACTTCAACATCTGAGCAAGTTTTAACGCTTACTGATCTTAAAGTAAACGAAGAGATTTGTAGAGGTACAATTTTCCCTACATGGATGGGACAAGGAATGGATAGAAACGGTAACTTACCACAAGCTTTTGGTGACTTCTTATTACAAGTTGTTGCAGGAAAAGCTGCTGCTCAATTAGAGATTGGTATATGGCAAGGTGCGGCTCCATTTGGTACAGGGTTCTTGTCTGATGATGGTAACCAAGACGAGGCTGGAGCAGATGCTTCAGCTTGTAAAGACTTTTCAGAAGTAACTTTTGCTGATTCTTTAGCAGCTACAGATATACTTACTGACATGGCTGCTGTTTATGATAAAGCTGCCTCAGATATCTCTGGTATATTAACTAAGCCAGGTGTAGGTTTTTACATGAATAACAAGACTTATGGTTTTTATATTCAAGCACTAGCTTCAGCAGGTTCAAATCAAGGTCAAATTTCAGGATTAGGATTTGATGCAAAATCTGATACTGCTACTTACTTTGGATATCCAATATATAGATGTCCTGGTATGTTTAATGATGCTATTATTTTCACTTACCCTGAAAACTTAGTATTTGGTACTAACTTAGCTACTGATTGGACAGAAGCAAGATTAATACCTACATACGAATATGATGGTTCGGACAACGTAAGAGTTGTTATGAACTTTGCTATTGGAGTACAAACTGCCGTAGCTACTGATGGAGTTTACGGTTCAACTGTTTGGAGCTAATC